ATTTCTTGCCAAGTCATCCATCTGGCTCCAAGGCTTTACCCTATCTTTTCTCGTATAGAAGTGCCAAACAAGCATTTCGTTTGGAGCATAGATCTTCCATCCCCGCGTGAACGCACGAATGGCAACACAAAGCTCTTCACCCATAAAGGATATACGCTCATCATACGGAACCTCCTCAACAAAGCTGCCTAGGGCAAATATATATCCCGCTAAAATGCTGTGGGACTCCTGGGGCTTTGTCTTGTCTTTAAGGTCTACCCTTGATCCAGTCCACGATCCGTGCCAGTTGTTTTTTACTGCTGTCCAGGTGGGCCGAGACCAAAACTCATCATCGTTCTTTGGGTAGTGGTCCCTTCCATCAGAGTGGGGAATGTATGGCTCTGGGTACTGACTTAAGATTATCTTATTTGTCCCCGACTCTTTGCTAATTTCATGAAACATCTTAATCATCTTCGTGTCCCAGAATGGGGCAAATCTTTCATGCGAGTCGATTTGAAAGAAAAACTCTTCCCCCCTATACTGATCCATCAAGATCTTTCTTGCATAGCCAGCCCCCCTTGCTTCACGAAAGTCCATCTCAATCACCTCTACGTTCTCATATTCAGGGAACGACGGGTGAGACCTCTTCTTATCTTGAGACAGTATTACAACACGAAGTTCCTTTGGATTTTCAGAGTTTTTAATTAAACTTTCGATTGTTTTTTTTAACTGATCGTCCCTATAAGATGCAACAGAAACAAAGATGCTCATGAAAGTCTTTGACCACCTGGGACATCGTACACCGGATCAAGGGTAACGGGTATTCCATAGGACTCTATTACTCCCTTTACCCTTTGAAGATAAACAATACACTTAAACCTTTCCTTTTCTGACATGTGTCTCCAGTAGCTTTCGTAGAACCTAAGACCAATATAGGGGGGAACCATGTCGTACTCCACGATGTCCATTGCAAAGTCAGACGGTACTGGTATTTTTCTTACCGCTGCTTTTATTTTTGGGGTGTAAATCATTCGTCTTCCATCGTCAACGATTTCCATGTCTCAAACCAGTCTTGCTTTTCTTTGTGTAGGTTAAACTCCTTGTCTATCTTTCCCTCTTTTAGGTAGACTCCGCCCCAGACCCCCCACTCTTTGTTGGAAACCCCTACGGCAAAGCATTCCTGTCTAACGGGACAGCTACGGCAAAACTTATCGATTGTGATGGACATACTCTTATCTTCCTCATACTTGTCAAAGAATATATTGGTGTCCATCCCCAAACACTTAGAGTTTTCTCTCCACTTAGACATCGGCATCAGCAATCGAATTTGGAATTTTCCACCCAAACTCTGTGATTGAGAATACACTGGCGTGATGCCATTGACCTTTCCAAATCACACCATTCTTGTTAAATTGAGCAGAGTTTCCTCTTTTGTATTTAACTACATCCCAGCCAACCCATCCAAGATCTGAACGAGAATTAACAATTTTTTCCATCTTTACTAAATCACTAACTAGCATATTGTTTTTCCTGACTGTTTTATTTGTTTGGTTTTTTTTATTTTACTAGTATCGAAAAAGACCGATTTCGACACCACTTAGCTCCGCAGAAGCAACGAGCTTCGATGGCTTTTGATTTGGAGTAGACAAAAAAGCAACATAGTCTACGGTCTTCATGTTTTCTTCTACAAAGGACTGAGGTACACGGTAAAACTTTGTTTTAATTCCTCTCTGCTTAAGGCTGTTTTCTGACATGTTGCAAAACTCAGCAGTAAAGGAGTTTATTTGTGCTGGTCCAACGGAGTACACGTTAAACTCTTTGTCTCTTATTCCAGACAGGGCTACCCCCATAGCCCTCATAAAAACATTGTAGTCTGAAAATTCTTTTGTTCCTTGAACAACTATGTTCACGGTGTCTCCTCTCCTAGATTATCCAATATGTAAAGCATTTTGGCGAGGTCTCCTGCTGACATGGCAAAGGCATCTATTGGCTTAGAGGTGTCTCTATCCACTTGTCCATCAACCACATCTGCCTGATAGAATGTATTATTTACTACCCAGTAGGCCTTGTCTTCAATAAGAGCTACGCTTATTCCTTCGCTGTCCTTTTCCATTTCTTTTTCAGCCTCTTCTACTATGTTTAAAAATGACCTGTCCGTCTTGCTTATTTTAAAATATTCTATAAGATCTACAGCTATTGATATTAGGAGGCTGATAGATGGATTGAACGAAATTAAGATAACACTGAACACGCTTTCAACTCCCTTTGTTAAATTTTATCAAAAAGAATGGTGTTTGTCAACTCCACAGGGATTGCCATGCAGATGGATCGAACACCATGCCATTTTTGCTCTTTCCCAGGGAAGCATAGAAAGCCTTGACTGCTTCTGTTGTTTGTGATCCATAGAATCCCGTTGGTCCTGCTGGTATCTTAAATCCTTTTAATATTAACTTCTTTTGAAGGTTCCTTACGTCTCCGTTTCTGGAACCGAAGTCCAACCTGTCCCTTCCGGGATAGGGCTTGGATGGGACAACAATTGCTGGTGGGCGGGGCACAACGATCTCATCCTCAAACATTGGAAGAAAAAACTTCTTTCCACCAAAGTCTGCCTTGTTAGTAAAGCTAATGTGAATATGTTGAAAGTGTGAGTAACCCGATCCTCTAAAGTACCAATTGTTTGCGGTGGCTGATGCTACCTGATCTTCATAGACTATATGGGCTATTCTGCCATTGTCTTTTCCTTCTCTGCAGTATGTAGCGAGCTCTTCTGCAAACTTCTTTGCAGTGGTACCCTTTTTCCAACCTGGACCAAAGGACTCATCAACGTCTATCGCGTGGACGATTCCCCTAGGATCTGGATTATGAAAACTTCCACTACCGTTGGTACCCCATCCGTCTCTTGCTGCATGTGCTGCATCTCCGATCCAGCCATCACTAGACTTATCTCTCTTAGGCCACTCTTCATTTATTTGGTTTCTGAGGGTTACCCCTGCTGCACAAAGTTTTGCCATTACAGGGCCGCCCAGTCTATATCGGATTCGTCTACTTTTGTATAGTCAGAGTCTACTAGATCTTCTGTGAACTCAATAGATACATTTTCTTGCCCCTCTATTTCTGAAACAACATCTTCTACGATGTTTGGGTCAACCTCATCCTGATCAAATAACGAATATTCCATATTATAATTGTACCACCTTTACCAGCCATCGATTGTTATAGCTAAGCCACCTGCTGGGGGACCATGCATTGATTGCACTTGATTTAAAACTGTTCTTATTGCACACCCAGGTCTTGGCTCTACAGAGGACGCTACTCTTTCATCATTGATGTAAAGTGTTGCGGAGAACCTTCTTTTGTCTAGTTGCATTACCACTATCTTCACAAGATAATTGTATCACTTTGTCAGGAATATTGGTCAAAAATCAACAACATGTTCCAGGAAAACATAAGTGTGTAGATGATCAACCCAACAATAGAGGCCGTTTTCCTTTCTGAAAAGTTATTTGCTATATAGACAGAGTTACTCAAGACCGATACCACAAAAAGAAATGCTGTGGCTATTAAGAATGCAGTTAACATTTTTTCTCCTTTTACTTATATTAGATAAGACCCATGTTCGAGAGAAATTCACGAACCTCTGGTGTTGCTTTTGGTGGTTCGATAACCCCTTCAGACTTTTCTTTTTCTATTCTTTCTTTGTTAGAAGAGCTGTATGAGTGGACTGATATTTCCTGATTGGTGTTACGGGGGCTGTGTGCAATCGCATTGTATACCGCCCCAGTGACGGCATCACTTAAATCTTTTGAACCTTTTCGGGGATGATCCACTTTTTTATCACTGACAATGCGGAGCTGACTCATCTCCTCTAACAGGATGCTTATGTGGGGCATAAGAACGCGCTCTTCGTATACAAGCATGGCTAGGTCTTCATAGTGCTTCTTTGCTACGGAAAGGGTGTCTGTTTTTATCCCAACACTTTTAAGTTCTTGCTGGATGTCAAAGGACTGCCATCTATCGAACGTGACCAAACCTATCTCGTAGCCATCTCTACGAAAGTTAATGATCCAGTTTTTTACTTCTGACAGGTCTACTGGCCCTTCCTTGTGCGGCTCCCACCAAACGATTGCATCAACAATAACAAATGGATGAGTCTGCGTATAGTCGTTAAACGTCCTTACCTGTACCCACCTATCCACATGAGAGATTGCTATAGCGCACTTGTCATGCTTCTGGGCAAGGTCAGCATGAAGAAAGTACTTAACACCCTCCTGTGGCTTAAAAGATGCCTCAAGCCTCTTGAAGTTATCCACAGGGTTGTGTAGGCACATTACCTTTTCCAACTTATCTTTTTGTTTGAAGAATGCGTCTGAGACAAAGGACGGAACACAAGCAAACCTCTGCATGGCATCACCATAGTCTGTCATAAAGGCAATCTTAAAGTCATCAATGCTCCTTGTTGGGTTGGCATCCCAAGTTGATCTCTTAATAGCAAAGACTCCTGGATACTTATAAGAAAGAATGTGGTCTTCTTCCCACTCAATGGTAAAGTTGTTGTCTGGGCTATCATGGGGGAGGTCGTCATTGATAACGAAGGTGTGGGTTTTGTGCTCTACTTCTTTTTCAGATACCACGGCATCATACCTCTTAGATATAAAGTCACCTGGATATCTAGGGAAAGATAGAAGAACTACCTTGCCAAAGTCTGGGAACCGTGAGTCAACAGATGCCCGAAACGCCTTGTAAATAGCATCACCAGTTTTAGCATTTTCGTTTCCACTTGATGACTCCTGAGCAAATCCAGAGATCTCATCGAGGATTGCTAGGATCAGGTTCAGCCCTTCGTGACCTTCTCTTTCTGAGTGACCAGAATATACCGTTATAGCTTTATCAAACTCAATATTGTTTACCTTTGAGTCATACTTTCCAGAAAACCATGGTGACCTTGCAATCTTGTTCTTAAAACCCTTAAAGAAAACAGTCTTTGCCTGCTCGCTGTTAATCGCTATGTTGATAATGTCAATGGCATCTCCAGGTGGCTTCCCAAAGTATCTTGCTGGGTCCTTTAAGCACAAAAGCTTATACACAAGGTATGCACAGCCGATTGTAGAAGTGTGATCTTTTCCTGACCCCTTTCCCAGTTGCAGGATTACCTCTGACTTCGTGTATTTCTTGTAATGCTTGTATCCTTCATCTTCCCCCAAAAATCTTTGCAGGTCCTCCACTCTGAATATTTGACTCATGGCCTCTACAAGATCTCTCTGGATGTCTGAAAGTATGGGTTGGGCTAGGTAGTCAACGCTATAAACAAATGTTTCAAAATCAACTGGTACCTCTTCAAACGGATCGTCGTCAAGTACCCCCAAAAAGTCATTAAAGTCTATGCTCATATTGTTACAACCTCATCCGGTCCTCCGTAGCCAGCCAGCCTTCTAGCTACCTCAGGCTTACAGGTCTTGCACTGCCCTACAACATCTTTTAATATCCCCAACAGTATGTCTTGTTTTCTTTCTTGTTCCAGGAGTTGATCTGCGAGTTCTTTATTTTCTAAAAGACCAGCTTTTTGCAACATCTCAATTCTTTTGGTTTCTATATCAAGTATCAGCTTGATAGCATTTGTCTTTGCTCCAAGGTTTTGTGCCTGTTCCGCATCTTCAATGACCTCATACGATCTCTTTATTAGTCCTGAGTAGTGTTGATCTGCGCTTGCCAGGGCTTGCCTAGCTCTTGATCTAATGGCTTCGTTGTTTGAAACCATCTTCCTCCACTCGTTCAAAAGACTAACTACGCGGTTTCTAGGTATCTTTAAGGCTATGGCTATGGATGACTCGTCGTTCCCCTTGATGTACTCAGAGGCTACGCGGTTTACTTCTTCTAGATGCAAGACAATTTCGTTTTCCATTTTTACCATTTCCTTTTCATTGGCAATTATAGCAGTGGTTGGGGTAGGATTGTTGCCACCTAGCAATTGGTTTTCCTACCCCCACCGAACTACATACAGTTAGAATTAAATTGATACCAATGTTTCATTCCAGAGCTGTTTCTCCACGCTGTAAAAAAGGCACGATCTTGATAGTACCTATTCCATTTGTGTATTGGTTTGTCTCTTAGTTTTTTAATATTTTTCGACAAGCCGTCTTCTGATTCTTTTGATTCTTCTAACATCATGAAAACCAATCCATCTCTCCATTGGCGATCTAAAAATTGATACGCGCCTCTGGCAGATGAGGTTTTGTTTGCTGATCTATAGTTGAATCGGGATTCACCGTACATAATGCACTTACGGGTATCCTCCCATTTTGCCCTGTACCATTTTCCTTGATAGAGTGAATCTTCGTACCCCATCATGTCTTTAGCATCTTTTGATTGTGACATCCGATACTCATGGCTTGTTCTTACGACTTGTACCGTCGCAGTAGGTGTGGACTTAGCATACACCTGTTGCGGAGGAGAGACCAAAGCGGTAGCTGGAACTATTGTTCCGACTAAAACCATTGACATTAACACTCCTCCTAGCAGTTTCGATTTCGTCATTTGTTCCTCCTGGCGGCGGCAACCTAACTAGGATATCACAAATGTTGTTGATGTTCAACACATTTTGACTTTTTTCTTACAA